TTACATAATATACACTATTGTAGTCAGTCCCGAGTAAGACAAACTCGTTTCAGCCTTCACCCCTTCAGGGGAGGGCGTCGCTAACATCCCCGCTATCAGGGCCGTTCCTAGTATTTTTCCAGTACGGCCCGAATTGAAATTTTCCCAAAACGCCTTTCGCTCAGTCGATTTTTCGCGCTGAAAGTTTGCGGCGCTGATCACAATTAGCGGATCAATTCCAAGTATTTGTCCAATGCGAATGCAGTAGTAGTCGTCCGGCACTTTCCCCTCTGTTCTCCACTGTGTAACCAAGCCACGACTGCCGCCTAGGTGTTTGCTTAGGTCTGAATCTGTCGTCATTCCTAGCTTTTCTTTCGCGTCATCCGCGTAGTCGATTACAAGCTTCATCATTTTTCCTGTTGACAATGTTCTTCGCTGAGAACAACAATTCGTTCTGTCTGTTCTCAGCTGAGAACAAACGATTAGCTGAATTCCATTTTACTGGGTATTCCACAAAACCCCGAATTCATCTTTACCACTTTCGACCAAAACCAACAGGAAATAAACCATGCAAGCAATCGTCGCCGGTATTTCACGTATGAAGGGCATCGCTAAGAAAACGGGCAAGCCCTACGACATGTGCAACATCAACACGCTCGTTCCGGTTGAGACCGTTTCGAACGATGCATTTTCGAAAACTGGTCACGGTTTTGAAATCGTCCAAATCGGCGCGACTGCCGAGTGCGTTGCCCAGTTCGCAGGTATCAAATTTCCGGCCACTTTGGAGCTCGTCACGGACATGACTCAGTTCGCCGGTCGCTTGGTTCCGGTTGTGGTCGGAATTTCTCAAAAAACCGCCTCGGCGGGGTAGGTCTGGGGGTTCGGTTTTGGAGACGGGTCTCTAGTAATACCCGTCTTTTGTGCCAAGTTGGCACAAAACCCCAATTTTGACCGCTCGTTTTAACCGCGTAAGACCCCCCCGTCTTTTGTCTCAATTTGAGACTGCATTGCAATTTTTAGGCTGTTTTTGAGGTGGGAAAATGTCAGGTGTTTTTGTAGATTGGATCACACTGTCGCAGTCTGATTTTTCCAAGAATGTGGAATTTGTTGGCCCGTTTTCGGTATTGCTTGGCAATGAGAACTTACCCCCTAAAAGTGATCTTTCGCTGCCATATGTTGATTCCGGTTTTGTCGTGAAGTATGGCCGCGACCTGGACACAATGCAGATCGATGATGATGAAGAGTGGGTTTCGCATTCGAGAGTTCACCACGAAGGCTCTTTTTCATCCGGTCTGATGTTGCGTTGTGATGGTAGTCGCGTCGAATTTTCTGGCAATGTTGGCCGGTTTGATCGCCCTGACAACCTTTTTAACCTTAGCTTTGACGAAACCTTAGCCAAGGCTAACGAATTTTTGAGTGAATACGGGCTGCCTAAGTTCCATTCGGGTGACTATCACGAAAACATGCGCCCGTCTGAGTACGATTTTAAGCACGGTTTAATGGAAGAGTGGACTGGCGCAACGGTTTCGATGCTGCACTTAACAAAAAACTACATCACCGGTTCGGCCGGTAATGCACAAGCCGCCATTGATTGGCTGGCCACACAATCAAAATCACACGTAAAGCGTTCCCGTTCAGGTGAATCAACGATTGCTTGGGGTAAGAAGGGCGGTCGCGTTTATTTGAAATGCTATATCAAAGCCAACGAAATGTTGGACCACGCAAAGGCGCATGGACGCACCCGTGAAGAGGTTTTAAACGATCCCGTTTACCAATTTTGTTTGAAAAACGGTGTAATTCGTTTCGAGCTGGAAGCAGGGCGTTTGTTATTGCGCGATTCATCACTTCGATTTATTGGAGATATCACCATGCCCAAATTAAATGCGTTATTTGATGAGCACGTAAACCCAATTTTGGGGCGTGTTCGTGAAGACATCACCCGAATTGATTTTGATACGCTAGACATTGGTTCAGGCCCCAAGATGGCCGCATTGGCTTACTTGCGTGGCGAGGATGTGCGTTCTCATTTAACGACTAGAACGTTTTATAGATATGCAAAGGTATTACGTGACTATGGTATTGATATTTCTGAGCCATTAGAAAATACGCAGAAATTTACGACGGTGATTAAAGTCATCGACATACAGCCTATGGCAGAGGCTCCGAGCTGGTATTGGGATCATCAAGCCCGTATGACGCAATACGCGGCTAATGATGTGCAAACGCTTAAATTAGTGAATGGCTAATTAAATGATTCAACAATGCGTTTCAATTCGCCCTGATGGCCTATTGCAAATCGCTTCAAATGTGGCGACTAACTGCCAATATGTTATTACGTCTGGTTCAGTAATGGATTGGACTATTGAGGATGCAAAGCCGGTCTTAGCGGCCATTGCGTTATTGTGGGCAACTGCCTATTTTTTTCGTGTCTTAATTAAGACTATCAACCAAGATGGAGATTCAAATGACTAAATTTTTAAAGCGCGGTTATCGTGTTGCTGTAGTTGTTGCTGGTACTTTAATTGCTGCTCCTGCATTTGCAGCTGTTGATGTTTCTGCTGTTCTTGCTGAAATGGGTGAGGCTCAGAAAGCAATCGCCCTGATTGGTACAGCTGCACTTTCTATTTATGTTGGTATTAAAGTGTATAAGTGGGCAAAAAACGCGCTTATTTAATTTTTCCTGTAGCAATGGGCGGCTTTTTGCCGCTCTTTTTTCGCCTAAATTTTGGATGAGCGACTGGGCGACGCTTGCGGCGCACGGGCGCTCATACGAAATGATTAGGGGTTGATATGAATGGAAGGATTACTTTATATAGTCGTTTGTTTATTGGCATTGTGGCTTATTTTCTCTGCGGATTAGCTAATTCTGCAGTTTTGTATATAGATAATGAGACTGGTAAAACTACTAGTGATCCTTTAGGGTTTACTATTTCTTATGCTACTTCGGTTGGTTACAGCGTTGGTCATGACGTATCAAGCAATACATGCCCCGGCATTCCAATTGGTGCTGGATGTGTTGTTTCTATATGGGCTAAAACGTCTACAACCGGTATTCGAATTAATCGCGGATTTACTCGCATTAAAGCCTCTTTATGCGATGATAAAAAAAATCAAAGTGCAGGCATATATAATATCCCTATCCCTGGCGTTAAAATGCCGTCTGGTGGAGGGGCGGCTGTTTTGTTTGATTCCGGTTCTTTTAATTCATTTTCAAAATCTGGTTTTCCTACGTGTATTGATGGTTGTGAAACTGTAGCAAATGGCCCGCCTATTAAAAATTCAATTGGTGGTAATGTTGTTGGAGATACAGCTGGTAATGCATTTATGCGAATGCAGATGAAGTTTACAGGTGAACAATGTACGGTAAAAGAAAATGGACCCAAGCCTAATGGATCACCATTTCCGCCTGATGCGCCCAAGCCAAAGGAGCCGAACGGCCCTCAAGATTGTCCTGAAGGTACGTCTTTTGGAACGATTTCTTGGGGTGACGGCACAGGTGAGGTTAAACGCTGTTTAAGCACTAGTGTACCTCCGCCAATTAAACCCGGTGATCTCCCTGCGCCAGATGCTTGCATTGGCAATTGCGATAAATGGGACCCTAAGCCGGACGATAAGCCAACTGATCCCAAAGATCCAAAACCAAACCCTTCCGGCCCCTCAGGGACCGGCACAGGAACCGGTACAGGTACACGTCTGCCCGCCAGCAGTACTTCTGCGTCATCTGCCTCTGCCAGTGGGCCTATGAGCTTAGCCGCTTCGTGCGAAGCGTTTAAATGCGTGAATGCTGATCCTGCTACGTGCGAGATAGCAAGGTTGGCATGGCATGAGAAGTGTTTAGAGGAAAAAGACCGTAAAGAAATGCTTGACTCGGCTCTCTATAAGTCCGGTGTTGCGGCCATGGATGCTTCGGGTACAAGTTCGATAAGAGCTGAGCTTGGTTTTTCTAAAAACCCTATGGATTTAGAGGACTCAATTAAACAGACTCGGTTTTTAGGCTCAGGGGGGTTGTCTGATTTTAATGTGGTTTTAATGGGCCAAACCGTTCCAATCCCGATTTCAAAGTTAAATAAGTTTTTAGAGGCGATGGGCAATATAGCAGTCGCATTTACTTTATTAGCCGCGGTTAAAATTGTTTCTTCGTCATTAGCATAGGGGTTTTTTATGTTTGCTGCACCATGGATTGCTGCATTAATTGGGGGCTTGGTTTCTGCGGCCGCGTCATTTTTTGGTCGGGCTTTAATTGCTTTTGGTGTGGGTGTTGTTTCTTATGGCGGCATTCATAAGTTATTAGAAAACATTAAACTGGATATTATTCAGAACATCAAAGATGTGCCGGTACAGATTTTACAAATCATGGGTTTATTAAAAATTGATGTTTGTATTTCTATTTTGCTTTCCGCTATTACTGTTAACTTGGTGATTAAAGGTTTGACCGGTGGCGTTCTCAGGAAGTGGGTGACTAAATGATTACGCTCATTACAGGCATGCCAGGTGCCGGTAAAACCTTGCGTACTTTGCAAGATGTGAAATTACTGTCTGAAAAAGACAATCGAGAGGTTTTTTATTCGGGCATCAACGATTTAAAATTACCGTGGGTTGAAATCGAGCCCGAGAAGTGGCCGGAGTGCCCTAAAGGCGCGATCATTGTGATTGATGAGTGTCAGCGCGTGTTTAGAACTCGTTCGAGTGGTTCAGCAGTCCCTAAGCATGTTTCCGAGCTGGAAACCCATCGACACAAGGGGCATGATATTTTTTTAATTACTCAGCATCCGATGTTGGTCGATGGCAACGTCAGGCGTTTGGTTGGTAAGCATTTCCATGTTATGCGCCCATGTGGTCTTAAAAGAGCGACTATTCATGAGTTTCAGGGCGTTCGTGAGAATTGCGATAAATCGCGCAAAGATTCTATTAAACACGTTTGGTCTTATCCGAAAGAGGTTTACGATTATTATAAAAGTGCGGAATTACATACCGTTAAAAGGAATATTCCCGCTAAGATTTTATTAATTCCTGTTTTATTGGCTCTTGTTATTTCCTGCTTTTATTATTCATACAATATGATTGTCGGAAAGAGTAAAGCAGATCCTAATATTTCGGCGTCTTCACCGGCGTCGCATTTTTCGTTAAATACGTCAAGCTTTACAGGGGGCTCTAAGGGCGAATTAACGCGCGAGCAATGGATTGAACAACAAAAGCCGCGAATTCCCACTCTGGCGTATACCGCACCGGTTTACGATAAATTAACTGAGCCTGTTTCTGTTCCTGCGCCTCAAGTGTGTATGCAAACCGCGTCAAAGGGGTGTAAGTGCTACACGAATCAGGCGACGCCTTTAGATGTCCCGCAAAGTATGTGCGAGAGCATTGTTAAGAATGGCGTTTTTCTTTCTTACTTGCCAAGTGGCAATCAGGGGGGTGAAAGTGGCCGGAATACAAACAATGAAATTTAAAGCTTATTTTATATTTCTGGCCTTATTGCTTTCGGCTTGCACTAGTCCGCCAGATAGGCAAAAGCACTTTATTGATTTTTGGAACTCAGATCGCTGGCCCCACAGTAAGCAAGCCTGACTATCGCGCTAAACCCCTACATTTTCCCCTTGTTTTGTCCGCCAATGGCGTATAGTATTTTACTCATGGAATTTATCGAAACCCCAACATTTACCCGCTTGCTGAAAGCACTTTTAACAGACGATGAATACAGAGGCTTACAAAATGAATTGGTAGAAAACCCCGCGCGTGGCGATGTTATTAAGGGCGGGGGAGGTATTCGTAAAATCCGTTATGCCGTCACAGGCCGCGGTAAAAGTGGTGGAGTCAGGGCGATTTATTACTGGGTTAGGGAGGACCATCAGATTTACATGTTACTCATTTACCCCAAGTCTAAAAAAGACACGCTAACTGACGCTGAGACCGCGATTTTGCACGATTTAGTAAAGGAGCTTTAACATGGAACCGTCACTTTTCGAGGACTTGGTGCAGAGTCTTAAAGAAGCAAAAAGCATTGCATCCGGGGAGAACCAAACAGCACGTCGTTTTGAGGTTTTGCCGCCCGATGTGCGAGCGATCAGAGCACAGACAGGATTGTCTCAGGGCGAGTTTGCGGGGCTGATGCGTGTAAGCGTAAAGACGCTTCAAAATTGGGAACAGCACCGGCGTAACCCGACCGGCCCAGCAGCAGCATTGCTGCAAATTGTTTCGAAGTCGCCAAGCTTGGCGCTTGAGTCCTTGCATCAATGAAATACCTGCTCATGATGTTTGCTTTTGCTTCCACATATTCTTCAGCGGAAATGTTTAAGTGTTTTGACGGCAAACGGCCAAAATACACCTACCAAAACATGCCTTGCGAGGATTCAGGTTTAAAAACGGCCAAGAAAATAACCGACAAAGATGCACTCATTGGTAGTGCGGATTTGTCTGGCTACGTTAAAGAGGCAAGGGCACGAGAGGCCATTGAGCGCGAACTTGAACGTAACCAGCAAGAACGGCGCAGTGCAGAAGCAGCCCGATCCACTGTGGTTTCATCTCACCAATGGGATGTTGACGAATGCCCGCAGTTAATTTTACGAAAGCGCGGCATCTTGTCCCAACAGCGGCACAGATCCACCCAAAGCTTGCAGGATGAATACAATTGGGTTGTAAAGAAAATGCAAAAAATCGATTGCATCGGTTCTTAGTGGTCTTGTCGTGACTGTCACGAATTAAGGATTAACGCCACATCAAATCTAGCTGTAAAACTGTCGCCACGGCGTGCAATGCGTCGTGCTGAAGGCGGCCCCGCCTGAGGCTATTAAGCTGCTCGAAATAAGAAGCAACGAATTACCCCACGAGAACCCGCCTTTAGCGCCTGAAGCAAGCAGCAGGGCGCTGTTAAGGAATGATCTGGTTAAGCATCATGCCGAAGCGGGCTTCTTTGCGGCATTGGCGCTTGTAGAAGTCACGCTCAAGCATGAGTTTTTCAATGGTTCGGGTGTAGCCGCTTGCTAGTGCGAGGGTTTGACGTGTGTGCCAGAGGTTTTTAAGTTCTTCGTACCGAATCCCTTCCTTTTTGTCGTATCCGGGTAATACGAGCCAGTCGCCTTCGATACGCATTCCTGAGAATTTACCCCAGCCTTTGCCCAGCTCTTGACCGGCGATGACTTGAGCGAACAGAAAAACGATTTTAGGTGTGGGGATTTGGCCGGTTAAATAGCCTAGGTGTGTTTCTAGCGATATTCCGAGCGCGTCGCACATGTCGGAGGCAGGAAGTGCAAGGAGGGCGCTTAAAAGCGCTTCTGTGGCCGGTTTGGGGTAAAAGCCGGCGCGGGGATACATTCGCATATCGAAATCACATAAAAAAACGCCAGTTTCGGAAGCTGGCGTTTTTGGTTTGCTGGATGTTACGTGTTGGTCGTTTTCTGCGGCGCGTAAACTTAAGGTAACTTGACATAATATACAATATGCTTACGGAATAATTGAAACACCCCATGAAAGCTTACCCCTCAAGACTAAGAGGAGTAGGCTTTTTTTACGCCCCTGCTTTTTCTATCTCTTCGCTAAAGCATTCTTTTGTAAGTCTTTTTTCTAGCTCATCCCCACCAATTAGCCGGTAAGTTTCTGCCCACACTCGCTTTGCCGATGGGTCGCGCGCTCGTTCGTGCTGAATTGCAGCGTAAAGAATGTGCGGGGGCACTTTAAGCAGCTCAGATATTTTTGATAGCGTGATATCGCTGGGCGTTTCGCCTTTACAGCGGTATCCGGAAACTGTAGTCGTGCTTAGATCGAGCATCTTTGCAACGCGATAGTCGGATGGGGCGCAATGCTTTGATTTTATTGCTGAAAGTAAGAATGCGGTATCTATCATTTCGGGGCTTCCAAGATGGATGTTCTGTAGTTTTGGCATAAAAAAATGATTTTTCCAACATACGGGCGATGTCTTCACATCGGGCATAGGCTGGCTAATATAGGGGCATCAGTGACGCGTAAGTGACGCATCAAACATAGCAAGCATAGCGAAAGCGTTCCGACTACTCACTGATGATATGACAACTAATTGTAACCATCAGGCGAGGCTTATTTAGATGGATTTGCGCGATATTCCAGAAGGGCAAGTTGCAAGGGCAGAATTGCTGTCAAAGGTCGCACATTTCCCGACACAAACCCCAATCAAGAAAACACAAAAACCATTCAAACCAGCGCAAAAGCCGGGGCTTTCTGCTGTTGATGCGTTAAGCGATTCACAAGAGCATGCGCTTCTACGGATTAAAGAAGATCTAGAAAGGCTAGACAAGGCGATTATTGCACGTCAGGAATTCGCAGGCAGTCAGCACTTATCAGTAGATTTTGCAGGCTTTGATCGTATGCGCATGGAAATGGGCATGATGATTAAGAACCTAGAAGACGCTTACGCGAAAAGCTGGCACGCCCGCGCCGCTGGTTTTGTGAAGTCCCGCGCCGCATGACTGACTTCCCCCTTTCTGTAATTCGTGCTCACTTTGCCGCCGCCTTGCCGCACTCAGATGACGAGATTGCGCACAAGGCCGAAACACTGGCAAAGGACTTTGCCCGACTAATACAGAATCAGGGGCCAGAGGTGGCGCTAAATGAAGCGGCCATCCTTGCGGGCTTTGATATTGAAGATAAAGAAGAAGCCGCTAAGCTGGTAAGCCGCTTGCCGGTGGCTAAGTGGTGGCGTCGGCAGCTTCAGGTAATGAGCATTCGCCATTGCGAGCTTGAAATGCTGCGGGCCGGTAACGTCGGCCTTCGCATATCGCCTTATATCTCAGAATTAAGCCTACGCCGCATGATGCGCCGCCGTAAACGCGCACAAAAAGCCATTGAAGCCGCAACCATTAGCAGCGGTGGCGGGCAAGAAATCGACTTAGCGCAGGTGATCGCATCCAGCGTATCCAATCCCACCATTAAACGCGGTGAATTCTTTACGCGAGTAAAGGGAGTTCAGGCGGTGGCCGCTGAGCAAAACATGCTTGGCTTTGCCATTGCGATTACCGCGCCCAGCAAATACCACCGCATGACAGTTAGCCGTGGCTTTGCTGTTGAGAACGACAAATGGAACGGGGCTAGCCCCAAGGAAACCGCGCAATACCTAGGCGGCATTTTCCAGAAGATGCGCAATTACTTAAGCAAAAAATACTTACCGGCCTTATTCGGGTTTCGTGCAACAGAGCCACACCACGACGGGACGCCGCACTGGCACATGATTATTTTCATAGCGCCTGAGCACGTAAAAAAGACGCTTGCCATTATTCGGCGTGAAGCCATGCGCGAAGATCGGAACGAAGAGGGCGCAAAAAAACGCCGTGTAGATATCAAGCCAATCGACCCAAAGCGCGGCGATGCGGTGGCCTATGCAGCGGCTTATATCTCAAAAAATATTGATGGTAAAAAATCAGACGGCGCAGCCATAGAGGGCGGCGATTGGGAAGCCCAAACCGGCGCAGAAGAGGGCGCGGTTAGGGCCGTAGTTTGGGCGTCAATGTGGGGTATTCGTCAGTTTCAACTGTTCGGCGCTGAGAAGATCGGCCAATACCGTGAATTGCGCCGGTTTCATCGCCAAAAGAAGGCCGTAGAAGCGCTGATCGACCACGCTGACACTGACGGGCCAGCGCGGGCCATTCTTGCGGGCCATGCCGCCCCCTTGGCGCTGGCTGCATGTGATGCAAGAAAAGCGGGCCGCGCTGATGTGTTCGCAAAATTAACCGGCATACGTGAAGAGGCGGCGCAATTGATCGCCGTCGGCAAAGTCAATCAAGCGGCCTTTCTAGCTGCGGATGTTGGTGACTATGCCGCGTTTATCCGTGCGGTGCGCCAAGACAAGTTAGAGCCGGTCAATCTGGTGCGCGCCAATTGCTACGGTGAAGAGGTCAAGGACTTGATCGGTCTTAAAAATACTCGCACTGGTGCGCAGGTTTTGACGCGAGAAGTCAAAGAAGTAGTAGATCCGGCAACCGGAGAATTTAAGCAGGTGCGCGATTCATGGTCTGTAAATTGGGGCGCAAAGCGTGAAGCTTTGGCTTCTGATTTTGCCCTTGGTTTGGCAAGCGGAGCGCGCAGCCTTGGACCCGTGGCAATAACTATACCTAAATTAGAAAACGAGCCTGTTCGTGAAATTACCAAATGCCAGGTACAAGCGATTGAAAGCTGGATGAAACAGCAGGCCTTTTTATTCAAAAAAGAGCTTCAGCAGATAAAACCCCATCAATGGGAACACGGCCCCAAGTGGTCAGAGTCCCAAGACGCGAAAAACCGCGACAAAAGCGGCAAGCCCGGCATTAAAAACGGGCTGCTAAAGGAAAAAAATCGTTTCGAAATTAACCGGAGATTGAATCATGGATGAATTAGCAAGAACACTTAAGAAACTCAAATCTGCAGGAATGATGGCAGCAAAAGATTGTGCAATTGATTTTGCATTAGCTACTCACAATCAAATTTTGATCCATAACCAAGCAATTTTGGAGCTATTGGAAAGGGACGAATTAAGAGGGGCAGAAATACTTGCCATGAAAGAGCGTCTCGAAGTGCTTGAACGCCGTATGGGGATTCTCACCCATGGCTAAACCTATGCAAAAAATCGGCCGCATGGCTTGCACCTGCTGCGGCGAGGTGATTCCTGTCAAACAGCAGGCCAATGGCTTTGCTATCGCAACATGTAACTACTGCGACAATAAGCTACAAGCATTTGGACAGACTGCTGACAGTCATATACGAGCCAAAATGACGCCAGTTTCAAGCGATTCCGCACCAGCTCCAACACTGGCACCGGTTGTTGCACCGGTACAAGAAAAAAAATCCGCTTTTTCACTCTTTAATTAGGAAAACCCATGTCAGAACAACAAACTATTGAAACGGCATATAGCGGCGGCTATGACGCGCTGGCCCATATTGAGCAACAGGCCGGTGCGCTAGATTCTGAAATCGGCGGAATGTCGGGGGCTGGTGGTGTGCCTGATGTTGTGCATCTGGATGACACCTACGCAAACGAGGCGAAATTACTTTTAAACGTAGCGCGTGAAGCCTTGGGCGGTTTCTATCCAAGCCTTAATTCAATCTATACCGATGACCGAATTGAGCGTATCGCGGTAGCCGCTGGCCCGCTTTTGGCTAAGTACAACATTACCAGCGGCGGCATTTTGGACAAATGGGCTGCAGAAATCGGTTTTGCGGTCGTGGTGTACCCCATTGCACAAGAAACCATTAAGGGCGTAAAGCATGACCGCGCCGTGGCTAAAGCGGCCAAAGAAGCAGCAGAAAAAGCAGCGGCGGCGAATGAACAAGCCAGCGCGTAAAACACCCGTCAAACAGGCATCAAACATGCCCACCATTGGGCGCATGAATGAGGCCAACATTCAGGCCGTCTTAGGGGCGTCCGGCTCAGGGAAAACCAGCTATGTCATGGAACAGCTACGCGAGCACAAACCCACACGCGTATTGGTGTGGGATACGAAAGGGGAATTTGCAGAAGAAGGGCACGCCAAGGCCGTGCACTCGCTGGAAGAAATGGTTAAGTTGGCGCGAGCTAATGAATCTTTTAGATTGGCGTTGGTTCCTTATGGCAACAGCAAGCAAATGGCGAAGCTTTTCGACTTATTCTGCATGGCCGCGTTCCACCTCGGGCGGCTCACGCTGGTTGCGGAAGAACTGGCCGAAGTCACAAGCCCGACCTTTGCCGTCGCCGGTTGGAAAAAATGCACCACCCAAGGCCGCACCCAAGGCTTAACCATTTATGGCCTGAGCCAGACGCCCGCCGATATTGATAAAAAGTTTTTCGGTAACGCCACGCTGATTCGGTGCGGCCGGTTAAATGAGCCGATCCACGCCAAAAAGATGGCCGGCATTTTAGGTGTTCCAGCGCAAGAAATTCTGGATATGCCTGACTTTCACTTTATCGAAAAAAACACCCGCTTACGCGAAATAACACGCGGCAAGCTCGCCTTTCGCTAATCACTGATGCAATGGGGCGCGGGAGTTTTACCCATTAAATAACATCTGACCGTGCAAAAAACGCCACAAATGTGGCGTTTTTTTCGTCTATTTAAAAATAAATAGGGGGCGTATTTGATGGGTATTTGATGCATATAGGACGCCTTAAAGGGTAAAAGTCCGTCTATTTTCTTTTCTAAAAAAATATCAGATTATTAAGTCTCTTTAATCAATTAACCCCAAGGGGCTGATAAAAATGAATTCAACAGTTAAAAGCGTTTTGCTGGTCATCGGTGTAATGGCCGTGGTGTATCGCGTTGGCGCGTTAAAAGACGCTGTAATCGGCAAATAACCCAAACACAAAAAGGGCTTTGCATAATGACAATGCAGCGAAAAGAATTACCATTTTTTAATGTGATTGCCGGTAGCACGGCAACACTGACTTTGCCTAATGGCATGACGTATGAACGCTTAATGCTGCAAATGGGCGGCACAACGTTTAATAAAACCCATATCACGGATATTCGTATGCGTGTAAATGGCAAGGTCATTCACCAATGCAATGCGGCTGATCTTGAATCAATCAATGCCTATTCCGGTTTAGCGACAGATTCAAAATTCATTACAATTGATTTCACAGAACTATTTGCGCGCGATCAGGTAGGCCAATCTATTGGTGCGCTTGGTACGGTAAATGGCGTATCTCAGGCCGTTGTGGAAGTGGATATTGCGGGAACAGCCGTTGCTCCACAATTGACTTGCTGGTCAATTATCAGTGGCCCGCGCCAATTAACCGTCTGCAATAAAATGTTGAAATACAATTTCAATATTGCGGCTGCGGGCAAATGGCCGCTTGCTTTGCCATACGGAAATCAAGGCGGTTCGATCATCAAGCGGATTTATATTAAATCCAATACCGCAAACGGTCTTGAAATCAAAAAAAATGGCACGGTTATTCATGAATCGGTCAAAGAAGTAAACGAATTTTGGCAAAAGGAAAATAAAAAGACGCCGCAAGCTGGCTATTATATTTTCGATCCAATCGTGGACAACAATCAAACCGATATGCTGAGCACTTCGGATTGCGTGTCGTTTGAAGTAAACCCGACGTTTAGCGGGCCGGAAACCATTACCGTTTATGTTGAGTATATCGACCTGCTCGGCAACCTATAAGGCGGCGCAATATGTCAGATTCAGAAGTGCCCGCTGGTGCGGGCAGTGATTGGACGGGCTTTATTCAGGATATTGTCGGTAGTGCGGCTAAAGGCTATATCGGGCGCGAGTTCGGCACAGCAAATCGGCCCTATATGGTTGATCCGGGAACGGGACAACCATATGTGCCAGGTCAACCCACAAATCAGCAAACCTTGTTACCAGCGGTAAGTGGTAACACGGGGCTGCTGATGATGGCGGCGGTCGGTGTGGTGATTGTCTTTCTGCTGGTGAAGTAATGGGCGCGCCCTTATCCATCAACAGTATGCGCCAGTCGGCGCTTTCCTCAATGGCAGATCAAAGTTACCGCTACGGCGGCAACAACAGTCTGGCAACAGGGGATTTTATTGTTAATTTGGGCGGAGGTACGCAATACACATCACTTAAAAAAGATCAGTCACAACGATCCAGTCAAGACTCGGTGCCAAGTATGAGTCAGGGCGTAAATAGTGGGCCAGCGGGGAACACCCAGCAATATTTGCTTTTGGCCGGTGGATTATTGCTTTTAGTGCTGCTGCTTAAGAAACTAAAAAAGAAATGAAATTACGACGTGTAAAACAGCCAAACAATTGGCATTTATGCCAGCTCCAGCGTAGTGCGCGTGGAAACTCAAACAGCTATTGCAATGCGGTTGAATCCGGCAACGCGGTGCTGTTTGAGTATGCCCGCGAAAATGGGGAAATTGCGGGGTGTGTTTTATTGCGCGTTGAAAAATTCGACGACGGGTTAGAAGAAGCCGTAATTGTTGCATGCGGTGGCAAGCTAACCCTTGCCGAATTGCGCGAAGCTATGCGGGAATTAATTGTTTTATGCGAGCCGTTTGATTCAATCCGCACTCATGTGACTAATCCGGCATTAGCCAGAATTTGGCGCGGCATGGGCTTTGTCGATGCTGAAATCGTTTTGAGAAAGGAAAAGTAATGGGCGGCAATAGCGATACAAATAATGAAGTCAAAAATACAACAAATACGTATAACCAAACGTGGGATCAAAAGCAGCTTGATTATTCAAATCACAGCACGACTAATTTAGATTTATCCAATAGAAGTACGTCCAGCTTCACACAAAATACCAGCGTAGATACCAGCAACCGATCTACCAACAATACAACGAATCATGTTACTTCGACGGATTTAGGCGCTATATCCGGCGCGTTAAGTGTTGCGAAAGACAGTATTAATGCCGGTGCAAATGGCTTAAATATATTGGCCGTTAAATCTGCTGAAATTAACCGTGATTCATTAGATTACGGTGTGCGCATTACCAATAGCGCATTTGAGGCAATCGGTAAAAATCAGCATATCACCGATGACTTGGTAAAAAACGCGCAAGAATTGGCGAAATATACAAGCAATTCGGTGGCTGAAATCGCGGCCAAAGCAGGAAGCCAAGTATCTGATGCTTGGAAAAATGCCAAAGATGCACAAGACGGTAAATCGCTTGGCGATATGAAACCGATTGCTATTGCCGTAATCGGCGTATTTGCATTAATGGCATTTAAAAAGGGCTAATCATGCAAACAATGTCACAAGTATTTCAAGCGGCTGGCACTTGGAATATCAATTATTTAGGCCGCTACTTTCGCCTGCTGGATACCAGCGGCGGGCCGGTAACGATTCAATTTTTCCGGCAAAACCGCGCAGTCAGTGAAGCAAAAGACGTGCTCGGCGGCTATTGGCTAAAAGTCGATGATGAGCAATTCGACCGCGTTGACATCATTACCGATGCGGCGGGTCGCGTTGAAATCGCCATGTCTAACGACTCCAGCGGCGGTTACGACCGTATCTCTGGGAAAGTCGATTCCCGACTGACACCCGCGCTATCTGTGCTCAATAAACCCATGTTGCTGGTGGGCGTGGCTGAAAGCGTCGTGATTGGCCAGAACATCAATCGCGCTTCGCTTCGCTTATTTAATGCCAGCACGGCAAACATCTGGATCGGTGGCGCAGGCCTAAGCCTGACAGACGCCGCCATTAAATTGGCTCCGGGTGAATTATGGGTGGAAGAAACAGCGGCGGGCGCGGCATGGGTTGCCATTGCTGACGCAGCAAATGCCCCGCTAAAAATTCAGGAAATTCTCTACTAATGGGCCGCCTGACACGTCGTATCTACAAATCGACTGTGGGCGTGGTCAATACATACGGACGGCGAAAAATGGCGGGAGAAGTCTTTACACATGCCGGTGCAACTCCACCGGCAGGCGCTTTGCTTTGCAATGGCGCGTTAATCAGCCGCACAGCCTACGCAAATCTTTTTGCGGCAATCGGTATTTTGTACGGCGCAGGCGATGGCAACACCACGTTTGCACTACCCGATTTACGCGGTGAATTCCCGCGTTTTGCCGATCAGGGGCGCGGCATTGATTCCGGTCGGGTAGTGGGGTCTGGGCAGGGTGGTGATATTCAATCTCACAAGCACCCAATTGTGCTTACTGATGGAAATCAAGTTTCAGGAAATATGGTCGCAGCACAGGGCGCAGCGGGAACGTTGCAGTTCCCATTGGGTCGTGATGTTGCAACGTCCCCCTCTAACTCGTCGGCTTCGATGGGAATAGTCGGCGGCACAGAAACTCGCCCCCGCAACGTCGCCTTACTGCCCTGCATCTATTACTAAAAAGCGAGAAAAACCAATGGCAAAGCAGACCGCCTTTAAAGCCGCACACTCATTCGACCCACTGACGGGCGAACATTTGGGCGCAACCTTAGCACAGCGATCCCCCCTTGAAGACGGGGTTTATCTGCTACCGGCTAACGCCACATTTATAGAACCACAAGCCCCGATAGGCGATAAGTGGCCTTGCTGGACTGGCTCGGCGTGGGAATTGCGGGTAGTGCCCGAATGAATAAAAAAGCCATTGTAGTCATCGCGCTTGGGCTGGGCGGCTTGTGGCTGTTGATGGCTAAAGCGCAGAAGGCAGGGGAGACGCAGAAAGAGGGCGGCTTTTTCTTGCCGGATGTTTTTGGGTTTATGAAAGCCAGCCTCAGTGATGCTGGTGAATATTTAGAGGATGCATTTGATTTGATTAATTCGGACTTTAAAAAATCAGTTACTTCAGGACGCGGTAATCAATACGTGACGGAGTTAGAGCAAATCGGAAGAAACAGGGGCTTGCCGAATTACTTACTTTCTCGAATTGCGTACCAAGAGAGCCGATTCAAAGAAACTGCATACAACACCGGCAGCAAGGCCGCTGGCATGTTCCAAATCAACCCGATTACCGTAGTTGAATTATCTCGGCAATTAGGCACAAAGGTTGATCCATACAATTGGAAACAGGCGGGGGACGCTGCAGCCGTATATCTGGCCTATCTGTATAGAAAATATGGGGATTGGACGAAGGCCGTGGCTGCATACAATTGTGGGCCGGGGACGCTTAATAAGCATTTGGCCGCAAATGGCGGCCGTTTTGTGCCGGAAAAAATGCCACAAAAAGAACAAAGAGTTTATGCCCTTGAGGTAATGGCTGATATTAGTCTCGACTAGTGCCCGTTTTATCAAGTATGCACAAGGCAATGCCCGTGCCGATGCTTGAGCTAGACACGATTTTTTCTCTTTTTTGATAGGACATGCCCAGCTTTTGGCAGTAAGAGAAGTCGGCTTTACTTTTTGTGATGGGCTGGTTTTTTTGTTTTTCATTGATGATTTTGAACAGGCATTCATCGCGATCAATTGTAAAGCTGATTTTACGGCACTCGGCAACATCAGGGCCGTAATCCTCTCTTGCTCCGTAGGACTCAAAAGAGGATGAAAAAGCCAATGCATTAAAAGTGACTAGGGACAAAAATAAGATAATTTTCATTACAGCACCTAAAAAGGCGGGTTAAGGGCATACATGGCGATATTAACGGATAAGCAAATGCTCTGGATAGCTGGCGGCGCGGCGTTGTTGCTTTATTTAGCAGGCCGCAAGATTAGTGACGCGGTGGGCGGGGCGGTTGATGTAGTGGCGAAGCTGCCCGAGAAGATTAAGCAGCTCGATACGGCAAAGAAAAAAGAAATTATCGACAGCTACAAAGTGCAATTTTTGATGAATGTAAAGGCATTAACCGGCGTGATTCCGGTGGGCGCAGAGGAGGAAAAGCTCTGCATGTCCTACATGCCTTATGACTTGATTCAAGATTTGGACGGTATGCCGGTTGTGGGGTTGTGGGCTGCTGGCAAGGCCTACGCGGCGGGTAATGCGGTTAAGGATTACCGGCAAAACAAGGGCAAAGCGCCCATTAAACATTGGTATGACATTTTCTAAAGTCACAAAAAAGGGGAATACATTGAAAAAGCTTAAATATCTATTTGAAAGACTGAAGGAGCCGTCAACATGGGCAGGCGTGGCCGCTTTGGGTGCGCTGGCGCATGTTGATCCAGCCTTAATGTCATCTGTGGGGGTCGCTGGGCCTGTGGTGGCCGCTTTGCTGGGCGTCTTTCTTCCTGAACGAAAAGCAGCCGCGCAATGATGAGCAAGAACGACGTCAAGGGCGTAGTACTTGCGGCCATTGCGGGCGTAGCGGCGATGATGATTTATGAAAAGGTCAAGGGGATGAAGGGGCCAAATCTGGCACCAAAAACGGCGCAAAATGCGCCTCCAGGTCGAACGGGTTGGATTAAGGAAACGAACGGGCCGCCTACGTGGAATCTTTAGGCGTCTGGCTCTGGATCAGGATTTGAAGCGGCTTTGGCCGCTTTTTTCTTTTTCAGCAGGCGTAGGCGTTTGAGTTCGGCTTTTCTAAGGGTTTTGCGGATGAGTTCCAGCGAATTAGCGAATAAAACGCGCTCTTCATAACTGGTGTCTAGTGCGAGCAGCTGGGGCACTCTGATTTTAGGCACAGAGACCGGCAAAGGAAAATCTGGGAAGGCCAAAGCAAACCAAGGCAGCAAATCAAGGCGCTGTCTTGGTTTGGGCCATTGGCCCTTAGCGACGTATTGATTTAGCTCGTTACGGTAGTATCTGGCTTGTAGGAAGCGGCTGGCGCGGTCTGTCTGATTGAAGCACTCAAAGCCCATTATGAAGGTAGAATAATAGACAAGATCAGCGTCTGTGACGGTGGGCGGAGAGAAGGAAAGCTGCAAGGCGCGGCTTTTGATGCGTGCTTGTTCAATATGAAGTTTGAAGTTTGTATCTTTTTGCAGACGTTTTTTGAGCATAAAATCAACTATTTTTAGAATTTACAAACCGTTACGAGTACGTAGTTTTATTACGAAAAAAGCTTGATTTTACGGGGATTTTAGAGATGGGGAGATCGGGGAAATAGTAAGCATCAACTTGACATAATATACATTATGCGAAGTAATATGAGTCAATCAAACGCAATTTGATATTAATCAAGGGTCCTTGGGCTGCTGGGTATATTCTGTGGGTATTCGCTTTGCAGCGTGAATCAGTAACAAGGCTTACGAGTCTTATTTAAGTTGTGATTTCAAAGCCGTTTATAAAGTTTCTCTGGAGATTAAAAATGACTGTTTCTAACATTCAAGAACTCGATGCGCTGATGGCGCGGGTTAAAAAAGCACAGCTACTTTTTGCAACTTATACACAAGAACAAGTAGACAAGATTTTCCGCGCTGCGGCGCTGGCTGCGGCTGATGCACGTTTGCCGCTGGCTAAGTTGGCTGTTGCTGAAACAGGCATGGGCGTGCTTGAAGATAAAGTGATCAAAAATCACTTTGCTTCTGAATATATTTATAACGCGTACAAAGATGAAAAAACCTGCGGCATTTTGACGCAAGATGACGCCTACGGCATTATCACCATTGCTGAGCCAATCGGAATTATCTGCGGGATTGTGCCAACGACCAACCCTACTTCCACAGCGATTTTTAAAGCGCTGATTGCACTTAAAACACGTAATGGTATTGTTTTTAGCCCACATCCACGTGCTAAGAACTCCACCTGTGAAGCCGCCCGTATCGTATTGGATGCCGCCGTTGCCGCTGGTGCGCCGCGCGATATTATTGGCTGGATTGATCAGCCAACCGTTGAGCTTTCTAATCAGCTCATGAAACACAAAGACATTAATTTGATTTTGGCCACTGGTGGCCCTGGCATGGTTCGTGCCGCCTACTCTTCAGGCAAGCCTGCAATTGGTGTGGGCGCAGGTAATACGCCAGTTGTAGTCGATGAAACTGCTGATGTTAAACGCGCTGTTGCCTCTATTTTGATGTCAAAAACATTTGATAACGGTGTAGTTTGCGCTTCAGAGCAGTCCGTCATCGTAGTTGACAGCATCTATGAATCTATGAAAGCCCGTTTTGCTCAAAGCGGCGCCCATATCTTAAGCAAGAAAGAAACCGAAGCCGTACGTAAGGTGATCTTGATTGACGGCAACTTAAATGCGGGCGTTGTTGGCCAAGCTGCGGTGAAGATCGCTGATATGGCTGGCATTAAAGTGCCTAGTTACACAAAGATTCTGATCGCTGAAGTGTCATCTACTGGTGAAGAAGAAGCTTTTGCTCACGAAAAACTATCGCCAACATTGGCCATGTATCGCGCTAAAGACTTTTACGACGCTGTAACTAAGGCTGAAGCCTTGGTTGCTCTCGGCGGGATTGGCCACACCTCTGCGCTATATATCGACCAGGATCAGCAACACGAAAAAATCGCCTACTTTGGCGACAAGATGAAAACCGCGCGCATCTTGATCAACTCCCCTGCTTCACAAGGCGGGATTGGCGACCTTTACAACTTTAAATTGGCTCCGTCCTTAACGCTGGGTTGTGGTTCATGGGGCGGTAATTCAATCTCTGAAAACGTGGGTCCAAAACACCTGATCAACACTAAAACGGTTGCTAAACGGGCTGAAAACATGTTGTGGCATAAACTTCCTAAGAACATCTATTTCCGTCGTGGTTGCTTACCATTTGCCTTGGCTGACCTTGCTAACAAGAAACGCGCAACCATCGTGACTGGCCCTTATCTATTTGCCAATGGCTACTGCGATGAAACCATCAAAGTGCTGAAACAAATGGGTATGGAAGTCGAAGTGTTCCACGAAGTTGAAGCCGATCCAACGCTAGAAGTAGTTCGTAAAGGCGTGCATTCCTTAAATCTGTTCAAACCTGACGTGATTGTTGCGCTGGGTGGTGGTTCGCCAATGGATGCCGCTAAGATTATGTGGGTAATGTACGAACATCCAGAAGTCCACTTTGAAGACCTTGCACTGCGCTTTATGGATATCACTAAGCGTATTTACAAGTTCCCTAAGATGGGGATTAAAGCTGAATTAGTTGCGATTCCAACCACATCTGGCACAGGCTCGGAAGTTACCCCATTTGCGGTAGTGACCGATGAAAAAACCGGCATGAAATACCCGATTGCCGACTATGAACTCACACCGAATATGGCGATTATTGATGCCGATTTAGTGATGAATATGCCAAAAAGCCTGACTGCATTCGGTGGGATTGATGCGGTAACGCACGCTTTAGAAGCGTATGTATCGGTACTGGCGAATGAATATTCTGACCCGCAAGCTTTGCAAGCACTGAAATTGCTTAAAGAAAACTTGCCTTCGTCCTTCCTTAATGGCGCGAAAGATCCTAAAGCGCGTGAATTGGTGCACAACGCATCAACCATCGCCGGTATTGCATTTGCCAATGCATTCTTGGGGGTTTGTCACTCCATGGCGCACAAGCTGGGCGCTGAATTCCACCTTGCGCACGGTCTTGCGAACGCCTTGCTAATTTCTAACGTGATTCGTTTTAATTCGGCAGATATCCCGACCAAGCAAACTGCATTTAGCCAATACGATAGACCGCAAGCGCGTTGCCGTTATGCTGATATTGCCGAGCATTTGGGCCTTGGCGGCAAGAACGATGAGCAAAAAGTGGTGAACTTGATTGCTTGGATTGAAGAGCTGAAAACAACGATTCAAATCCCTGCCTCGATCAAAGAAGCAGGCGTGCCTGAAGCGCTGTTCCTCTCTAAAGTAGACCAACTGGCTGAAGAAGCGTTTGACGATCAATGTACTGGTGCCAATCCGCGCTACCCATTGATTTCAGAATTAAGACAACTCTTGCTAGATAGCTACTACGGCCGCAACTATGTAGAAAGCCATTTGCGTGAAGAAGTCATCGAAGCAAAATAAGCTTCTGATAAAAACAAACCCCATCGAGCATGGGGTTTGTTTTTGCCTGCGGGTTTGCTTATTCTGCCGCTGATAGATTCCAGAAAACTTGTTTTACATAAGGGCGCTTCGTCATTTGAGCGATCAAGGCATCAAGCTTGCCTGAGTCCACCGAAGTAGACAGCAGGGTCGCCGTGATTTCCACATCCTCATCACCAAAAGGCTCTACGTCCAAATCACCCAAGGGATATTGGGCTTGCTCCAATAAAGATTCCAAAGCACTTAAAGCATGCTTTTGCCTGCCGCCATCCACAATCATACAAATCTGATAACTCACTTCACCTGTTTGATCATTAATCGGCGTGCGATTAATCGCGTTGACCACCGGGCGCAATAAAGTATTAGCCGCCAATACAAACACCGCCGCCATCAGCGCATCCACAATCATGCCCGCTCCTGCGCAGGCCCCCACCGCCGCAGAGCCCCAAAGGGTGGCTGCCGTGTTAAGGCCACGCACATTCAGGCCTTCTTTCATAATGGTGCCTGCACCTAAAAAGCCGACACCAGAAACCACATAGGCCGCGACATGTGCCGCGCTACCCGGGCCGTTCAAGCGATAAGCAAGCCCCACAAACACAGCCGCCGCCAGTGAAACTAGGGTATTGGTACGCAAACCTGCCGTGCGCTGCCGGTATTGCCGCTCGTAGCCAATAATTGAGCCAAGAATAAAAGCCGTACTCAGATTGATAAAGGAATTAAATAATAGATTAAGATCAAATCCTTGCGAAAAGTGCATGCGTGCCTCCTTTAAGGTGGATTAATAAGGGCAGGCATTTTCTTGCCCTTATTTAATTTAAAAATTACTGCCAGCCATAACGCCTTGCGTAAATACCCTTCATGATTTGCGTGAGCGTGATATAGCACAGCAAAATCCCCATTAACCAAGGGAAGTATGTCAGAGGCAATACCTGCAACTTAAAGTAATGCGCCCATGGCCCCATTGGCAAAAAGATGCCGATGCTGATAATGAGTGCTGTCATGGCCAATAAAGGCCATGCTGCACGGCTTTGAATAAAGGGCAATTTACGCGTACGCAATAAATGCACCACCAGTGTTTGTGACAATAAGCCTTCAATAAACCAGCCGGATTGAAACAAAGACTGTGCCGATTCGGTATTGGCCTTGAAAACATACCACATTACGGCAAAAGTAGTGATATCAAAGATCGAGCTAATCGGGCCAAAGAAAATCATAAAGCGACCTAATTCATCAGGATTCCATTTTTGTGGCTTGCTCAGCGATTCTTTATCCACATTATCAAAAGGAATGGTGGTTTGAGAGATATCGTAAAGCAAGTTTTGAATCAATAAATGCAGGGGCAGCATTGGCAGAAATGGAATAAATGCCGAGGCAATCAATACCGAAAATACATTGCCAAAATTAGAGCTAGCCGTCATCTTGATATATTTCAGCATATTGGCAAAGGTTTTACGGCCTTCAATTACGCCTTCTTCCAATACCATTAAGCTTTTTTCCAGCAGAATAATATCGGCCGCTTCTTTAGCAATATCTACTGCCGAATCAACTGAAATACCAATATCTGCCGCACGCAATGCCGGTGCATCATTAATCCCGTCGCCCATAAAGCCGACCACATGGCCGTTGCCACGAAGCAAACGCACAATGCGCTCTTTATGTAGCGGCGTGAGCTTGGCAAACACCGTGGTTGTTTCGGCTTTTGCAGCGAGTAGCTGGTCGCTCATCGCTTCAATTTGTGGCCCAAGCAATACACTACCCACCTGCAAGCCAACTTCTTTGCAGACTTTTAGTGTAACCAAATCATTGTCGCCCGTAAGTACTTTTACAGTAATGCCATTGGCCTTGAGTGCTTTAAGCGCAGGCGCTGTGCTTTCTTTGGGCGGATCCAGAAACGCGATATACCCCACTAGCACCAGATCACGCTCATCGCTCACACTATAGGCCTCACGATCAATCGGCATTTCCTTGCTGGCCACCGCCACCACGCGTAAACCATCTTGATTCAGTGCGGCAGTAATGCGGCGAATATCTTGCAATAGCTCGGTGCTGAGTAGCTCAATCTGTGTGCCGTGTCGAACATGCGAGCAAACCGCTAGCACTTCTTCTAAAGCGCCTTTGCAAATCAGCTCGTGATGGTCTTCCTGCTCGCTAACCACAACCGACATCCGGCGGCGATTAAAATCGAAAGGAATTTCATCCACTTTGCGATAGTTTTGCGTCACACCCAGCTCAGCATTTAAATTGGCGTGCTCAAGCACCGCCACATCGAGCAGGTTTTTGAGGCCCGTCTGGTAATAGCTGTTTAAATACGCCATCGCCAGCACTTCATCGCTGGCGCAGCCAAATACATCGGTGTGGCGCTCCAGTACGATTTTATCCTGCGTCAGCGTGCCGGTTTTATCTGTGCACAGAATATCCATTGCACCAAAGTTCTGGATTGCATCGAGGCGCTTGACCACCACTTTTTTGCGGCTAAGAATCACCGCACCTTTGGCCAGCGCCGCAGTCACAATCATCGGCAGCATTTCTGGCGTCAGGCCCACGGCAATCGACAATGCAAACAGCGCCGCCTCAGGCCAATCACCTTTAGTGAAGCCATTAATAAAGAGCACTAGAGGCGCCATAACAAACATAAAGCGGATCAATAACCAGCTGATTTTATTTACACCCAGCTGGAATTGAGTGAGCGTTCTATCACTGGCGCACACCCGTTCAGCCAAAGAGCCAAAATAGGTTTGATTGCCAGTGCCAATTACCACGGCCGTTGCTGCACCACTCACCACATTGGTGCCCATAAAGCACAGATTGTCGCGCTCTAATGGATTGCTGATCGACACATCTTTATGTTCGGCGAATTTCTCCACCGGCATGGATTCACCGGTGAGTGCGGCCTGGCTAATAAATAAATCTTTGGTGGCAAATAATCGCAAATCAGCAGGAATCATGTCGCCAGCCGAAAGCACCACAATATCGCCCGGCACCAGTTGCTCGATCGGTAGCTCTATTTGCTCTGCCGGCTTGGGTTGAAGCTGCACGCCAAAGTATTTTTCAGCCTCGGCTGCCATGACTTTGCTTGGATCCCGCCGCAATACGGTAGCGGTGTTGCTGACCATTTCTTTGAGCTGGTCAGCGGCCTTATTGGAGCGTTTCTCCTGCACAAAGCGCAGAAAAGTAGAAATCGCCACCATGGCCGAGATAATCACTGCCGCGGTGGCATCCTCGGTGACAAAGGAAATTACGGCCAAGAGCGTGAGCAAAACATTAAAAGGATTGCGATAGCAGAGCCACAGGTGCTCGCTCCATGACATCAGTTTTTCGTGCTCGACTTCATTCGGGCCGGTTTGCAGGCGTTTGCTATCGGCTTCGGCATGGCTTAAGCCTTCTGCGCAAGAACCAAGGCGATGCAAGGCAGTGCTGGTTTCCAGTTTGGACAGGGTTAATAAACGCTGCCCCAGAGACTTACTCATCTCCCGTCCACGATTCATGCCACGAAGCTGCTCTAAGCTGGCTACACGGCGAAACTGACGGGCCGACAGGCCTTTTTGAATGAAATTTAATAAACGACTTTTAAACAGGTGCATATGCATTCCTTCGTCGCAGCAAAGCGGCGACGTTGAGGACAAATCCATTACGCAAGCAGTAATGACACGCTGTTGATGTTTATTTCACGTCATAACAACGTTTGCGAAACAAGCATCAGCAGTGCATAGCATCACGGACGCCCAAAGGGCGTCGTGCTAAGCGCAAAAAATGGGAATGGCGTACGCAAGCAATCCAAGTATGGATGCTCTACAGACACCGTTACCCGCCAGGTCGGCAAGGTAACGGCAGAAGAAAAGACCCCTGCAACCTTGCCGCTAGCGATCGATATAAGATCGACTACTAGAACTGTCCACGAGGGACCTCCGTAAAATAATGAAGGCTAAACCATACGCCGCTGAATGCAGACTGTCTAGCGTATGGGGTGGGTTTGTAATTTTGTCAGATTAATAAAGCCAGATTTAAAAGCGGCTTCAAAGCCTGCTGATCTGGAATTTGCGAATAAACGCCTTGGTAAATACAGTCGGCCTAGCAAAGCGAGGGGGTTTGTGGGTTTTTATATAAAAGACGGCCGAAGCCGTCTTTTAATACGGCGCTTAATTGGCGCTCAAAAACGCATTTGCCTCTAGCAAAATAAATTCATTATCATCTGCTTGATTGGGTTCGCGGCTACTAGAAAACGGCAGATTATTATCATTGCCCACCACAATATGGCGCGAGTCAACAACGTCTACATTTTCTATGGTAAAAAACGGAAAAGTCAGTACGCCGTTGTTTAAAGGCTTCCTAGCCAATCTGGCTGGATCTGCGATCTTCATTAAATCGATATAAGCCATTTTATTTAGCGGGCCACCGACATTAGCATCGTTAAACTCGACTTTATAAACGCGTTTAAACTGCGCAAGATCATGAAAGCAATCACCCCGCTTTTCTCCTGTGGGGCAAGCCTTATCTGCCGTGCCTTCACCATTGTCGCGCTCAATAATCAGGCCTTGTGCCTCGTTAATCATATTAAAATCGCCAATCGCATTGCCATTATTTTCTAACAGGTATTTCCAGTGACGGCCTGTCCACGCTTCTTTTTTGACATCGAACTCTAAAACGCGCAAATAATCCTTGCCTTCCAGGTTTTCATTGGCTTTGCCATTCCAGACGGCGCCTTCCAGCAGAGCATAAAGCTTGCTGCCATCTTTTGAAGCGGCCATGCCTTCAAAGCCTTTAGAACGGCGGATCTGAAAATCGACTGTGCCTGATGGCATTGCAGGCGTGGTGATTGCCGGATGATCGGGCGAACGAACAATTTTGCCATCGATCAGGGTATCAAAGACGGCTAGCACTTTACCCTTTAGATCGGCCTTGATTAAAAAAGGGCCTAGCTCTTCACCAATCCACAGCGCGCCACCAGCAAACTGAAAGCTTTCCGTGTCAAAATCGCCGCCCGTTAGATAACGCTGCTTGCTGCCCTCGTGCACAATACGAAACGGCACTTTTTTATCTGGATCATGCAAAAAAATAGTTTCTATGTGTTGTGTTTTACCGTTTTTAAAATCCAGTGTGTAGCGGTTCAAATACAACATGGCATCGGGCGAATTAACTTTTGAACCAAAACCGTTATCCGTTAAAACCCAGAAGCTTCCGTCAGGCATTTTCTTAATGCCAGAGTGCCCCTGCAATGCTTGCCCATTAAAAGGTAAAGATACGCCGGTAGGCCGACCAAATGACACGCCAAGAACAGAGCCGAGCGCCTCTACCCGCTTGCCCGTCGTAAACTTGCCGCTCACTTTTAAGTCGACCGGTGCATTCTTAGGCGTAGCAATAAAGGATTGAGCGGGCATCACAATATGCCCAGCTAATGTGGCAGGAAATTCAGTTTGGGCACGGAGCGGCAAGGCGCTTATTGCGATTGCCAAAATGAATAAATGTTTACTACAAAGAAAGTGAGACATGCTGTGCTCTCTAGCGCTAAAAAGCATATCCTGAGTAAGAAGTGTGACGAGGCAATGAATTCTGCTGCCGTAACAAGTGTATACAAAGATAAATACACCTTTATATTGACCAACAGAACAAAAGCTTGGGCTTGGTTAGTAAGAGTTACGTGGAAAACACCACATTCTTACGGTATTTATATAAAAATTACAAAAAGTAAGCAACCTTACTTTGACGGTTTTTACATATTCGTATATTGTATATTATGTCAAGCTACAGGCGAATAAAACGAAAGCTTACAAGGCTAATTTCACCCATAAACGCACCGTGAGTAAATATTTACACGTAGCGAAAATACAACACAATCAAGGATACATGCAACAAGGATAAGGCGCGTAACAATCGTTACGCGCCTTATCCTTATGAGAAAACAGAATGCGCAACATGCCTTATGCCAACTTCAAAGTAAGTACTGCTGACCTTATCTTTGCAATATCCACAAAGCCTGAGTCAGAATTGGCCGAAATATTAGGCACAAACCCACGCCAAATTAACAAATGGCAAACCGGCCTTGAACCAATCCCACGATCAATCTACTTACTAGCTCGCTTTTACGTTAACGGCATCGTTCCATTTGGCGAATGGAAAGACTGGACGCTTGCAGAACAAAGCATCATCCCGCCCCACGGCAATAAAAAAGCATGCGCCCGCATGGAAGAGGTTTTGTTTATCGACCACTACAGAAAAGATCGCATGCTATGCAACAGCCAATACACCTTGATTGAGTCCTTAATAAAACAACGCAACTTTTATAAAAATCAATGCGGCTTAGAAGCAAAGTATGGCCTTATGCTTGCAACCGTATTCAGAGAAAAAGACCCGCCCACCCCAATGACACAGTCTTACTAAAACCCGTCTTCATAAAATAAGTCGTCACCTTTTATTACATGAAATCTAATAGCCCAGCTTGCACGCACAAGTGCGTGAAACCTGAGCACGACGCATCGCGCACCATAGCAATAGTTTTACAGCTTAATTTGAATCAGCCTTAATTCTTAATGAAAAAAGCCAGCATTGAGCTGGCTTTCGTGATTACAACCCCTGGCAATCAATCGCTTGCATTCGCTTTCTATTTTCCGCATAAAGTTGATGAAGCCATGCAGTAGACTTTTGCCTTTGCATGCTAACAATGGAGCGTTTTTCTTCAATTAATGACGCACACTCAGCCGCTGTACTTTGACGCTGGCCAGCACCTGAACGCTGATATTCAATATTACGCCGCTCATTAAAATCACGATCGACAGTCCTAGAAATATCAGCCCTTTCCCTTGCCTCTCTTCGATACCCTGAAAAATCAGCACTACCAATTACAGCATCTTTGTCAGTAATCTTTTTCGCTGTCTTTAAGCCCACATCCTCACAAGGCATATTTTGATAGGTGTACTTAGGGCGAACACCATCAAAGCACTTAAACACCTCCGCCGACACACCAAAAGAAATAAAAAGCCAGCACATTAAAACATAGCGCATTGTTTACACCCTCCTTGCGCAGCAGCATACACAAGGAGAAAGATCCATCAAGCACTATCCACTACAGACCTTTTGCTCCAAAAATCCAAGAAGTCCCTACGATCAGGCAAAGTACATGATGCACAACCTGACAAAATACAAACAAAGATTACTAAGTATTTACGCATTTCTTAAATGTCTGATTTTTCATATTTGGCCTTATTGCCCAAAAACGCCATATACACCCCGCTCTTTACAATGTTTTCGCAAAGCTCTACAGGCATATAAAGCGGCGTCCCTTGATCGGTAAAACAAGAGCACCCTTTGCTCTTCGATTTAATACACGCTTGCGGTGCTGGCACACTGACCGGCTCAGTGAGCTTGTCGTATACCGGCGCGGTATAGGCCAAGGTGGGAACCCTAGGCGTCTGTTCTTCAATCCATTGCGCCGTGGTTTTCTTTTTATCTACCGCTTGCGGGCTATAAGGCACATACCCTGCAGGCATTGAAGCTGAAGATGCAACAGCATCAGGCAAAGCCGACTTCTTATGAACAACATTCGTATAAACATAATAAAACGCAAAAATAACCATAACCGGCATGACAACAAACAACCAAATCAACTTAGCAGGCAACCGCCTTTTAACCGTGTGTAATTCAGCAGACTTATAATAATCAAATACTTCTTTTGGATAAGACCAAGTATGTAAGACAGAATCAGCACGCGATTTATCACAATTTTCTTTAATCCCCTGCCATTCATGAACAGCCGCTTTTTGAAACCCCCAAGCCCTCAAAACATGTAAATGACGCCCAACCAACCGCCGTACATTGCCATCCACAAGCATCGGATGCTGGGTAACCAAATAAATGTCTAAACCCTTATGCCTATGCGTTTCCAATTCGCTGACATGCTTAGGCACCGCCGAACCATTAGAGCGCGTTCTAAAAATCCGCTGACATTCATCAATAACAATAATTGCACCCGTCGGACATTCGAACCATTTTTCAGGATCAATCTCTATCCAAGGCAATTTCAAATCATTAATGCCAGAATAAAAAACCTGACGATTATCTTTTTCTGAAAGGGCTTTTACTTCGTGCAAAGTGCGTAATGTTTTTCCTGCACCTGGCTGGCCGGTAACAAGGTTAATCATTTAGTCACCCATTTTTTAACAGAACCAGACGTTAAACCACTAACAACCATTTTTCCCAAAAACGCAGAAAACAAAATAGAAACGCAAGTATCAACTTCTAAAAGCCCCAAAACTTCAATTACCGTAACTGGCAAACCCTGAAAACTAGAAATCACATCGCTATGTAATTTTTCTAATACCATTTTAAAACCGGTATAGGTTACGACCCCAACACCAAGACCAATTAAAGCACGACCAGCAAAAGTAGCAGCAGCAGAAACAAGACCACCAATTAATGCAGCAATCCAAGGAATAGCAAGTAATGGCATATAACCCCCAATTAAACAGCAGACGAAAGAATTCTAGCCGCAGCAAGTAAAGAAAAAGCCACAGCAATCTTACCCATCATTGATAGATATTTATTCATACTTGAAAATGGCAACGAAAAACCTTTACCCATTACCGTGAAACTAACATCAGACAAACCGCCCTTATTTAAAAACGTATCTCTTTTAATTACGCCCGCCATATCTACCGTGCCATTTTCGCCAAAATTTAAATCCTTTTTCATTGAATCTAAACCTTCAGACGTCATTGCAGAATTACCATTTTTATATAAATCAGATTTAATCAAATCCTCGACCGCTTTTTCTTCATTACATTTATTATTCCAAGACAAACGAGCTATTTCACAAGTCGCTGGATCTTTGTTTTTACATTTAAAGTCAGTACATGAAGCAGCCAGGGAAGAATCACCTGGGCCAGACGCATTTTCAGAAGCTGGCTTACTAGCATCACCACTATGAGGCCCTTTTTTAGGAGGTGTAGTACCACCGGGGCCAGGCTTAGGATCAGTTGGCTTAGGGCCGGTCGGCTTTGTATCCTTATTAGGATCCCATTCATCACAATTACTTACACATTGGTCTTTATCAGTAGGCTTTGGAGGCGGATCCGGATCTGTCGGCTTAGGTGGATTTTTTGCACATACATTCACACCACTAACCTGACCAAAAGTTGAATTCGCCGGACAATCCCCTGGGAATTTTGGAGCTTTATTAGGTGCAGGCGGTTTATCTCCTGCAGGCGGTTTAGGCGGTTTCTTGTCATCAGATAACGTGCATTGCTCACCAGAATATTGCATTTTCAATAACGCATAAGCAGAGGCTTTATCTCCAGCAATAGCAAATAATTTATCGCCATTACCAAATGAGCCGGACATAATTAATTCACAAGTACCATCACAAGAAGATGCCCTACTACGAAAAAAAGAAGACAAAGAATCAACAGAAGTAATAATAGGCTTCCCATTCCCATCAACAGACGAATAAGGCAAAGGTACTAATAATTCACCAGCACTTTGACCCGCCTTATTAGAACAAGGGTCTTCTTTTAATCGCGTAAAATTAACAGAGAATGAATTGCCAGTACCAAATTCAGCAGGAGGCTTTGCAACAGTTGCAGCCCAAACTTTTACCGTGCATGTTTTACCAACTTCAACCAATTCACAATTATTAGACATAATGTTTTTAGGAACTGTGTAATTAGCAGTTGCAGCATATGCATAAGTATCACCAACAGGATCAGAAGTCTTTTTACCAGTAACTGAATTAATAAAAACAGTAGAATAAGCTAATCCGCAGAAAAAATAAGCCAGAAGGCCAATAAGACAACGACTAAATAAAAGAGCCCTTCCATTCATATATCCCCCGCGATAAAAAAAGGGCGACAATTGCCGCCCTATTTAATTAATTAAAAATTAAGCCATAGCTTTCTTAATAAATGAATAAACTTTAATACCAATATAAACACTTAAAATCGCACCGCCAACAACGCCGACCGCTTTACCCGCCTCAGCCAATTCACCAGTCACGACTGAAGTATCAACAGCAGCAAATACAGGGGAAGTCACAACAGCAACGGAAAGACCAAGAGCGACTTTTTTTAAAAATTTAATCATGATTTACTTCTCCAGAATTTAGCGTTTTTATTAAAACGCGAATTGTGTAGGCAATTGCCCACAAGATTAAAACACTTGCTAAAACAGGTTGCGCATCTGCAATCGTCCAATCTAATACGCCACCCGACGTAATAACGTAATCACAAGCACCCACCACATTGGAAGCCACTTGTAATAACCCATCGGGGCGAATTGAAACGCATTGTTGAATCATTTAATTTAACGATTCCATTAAATTAAATTGAATCCGCTCTAATGTAACCAAGCGATTTTTATACATTTCAATAGATCCAGAATCATTAGCTTCAAACGACAAAAATAATGCAATCGCTTCTTTGTTGGAATGTATTCTGTTTCTAACAATGTTCAACATGTGAATCAAGTCATCATGCTGCATATAAATATTATGAATTTTATTGTTTGACATATATCACCCATTCACCAATTTAATGAAAATGTTAATCAGCCATAACATAATGGGCATATATGCTGAATTGACCATCTAGCAAATCAACCGCCGTATCTATTGCGGCCTGTTTATCTTCAAACAAACCCGCCTCAGATAGCCATTGCGTATACCCAACATCGCCATTCAGCGGCATTAAGAAAAAGCCATCTTCTAAACTTTGAACTATCCAGACAGGTTTTAATTTCATTTTGAATTAGACCTTTGCGACTTCACCAGTTTGACGATTTACAGACGGCAGCATCCGATGCCCCTCTAAAGTCGTCTTAACAACCTTACCGCTTGTTACTTGATTCAAAATCAATTCCGCTTCGTGAGGAAATGGTAAATTCTTAATTGATTCAAATAAAGACGAAGACGGGAAACGATATTCAGCAGCGGCAAGCCCTTTAGCCCTGCCTTGCGATTCATCCAAATCCAGCAAAACAAAGATTGTTGTTGTGTCGTAGTGCTTGCCTTCAATAGAATCATTGAAAAACTTTGCACCCGTTACCGTTACATTCATTTTGAATTTCATAGCTCACCTCAAAGAGTTAAAAAGTCACATAAAGGTCATTGCAGCAGCAATGATTGGATCTTTAGTAATAGAGCCCAAGCGCATGGGCTCAGGTGAAAAACGGTGATCATTTATTTTCAAACGCTTCGGATCACCCTCTCTGCTGATTTTTTGAATAAGCGCATCAGCAGAGCCTTCAACATCAACAAGAATGCCGAAGTAATGCCCGTATTGACGTTTGATAATCTCCAAAGCACGGTCGTAATTGATAACGGTTTCAATACGCGCCGATTCAATCCGCGATTGTTTTTCATTGATCCAAGCAAAAGCCGGATAACTAGCCGCAAGGTACTCACCGGCCACCAACAAAATATCAAAAGGGATTACGCGATCGACCGATTTAAATTCAACCTCAATCCGCACCCATGGCGACTCTTTGCAGCCAAATTTCTTGCCGCGTTCATACGTGCGTGAATACTTGCCAGAACGGCGTAGACCAGTGGCAAAAGTCCGCCCTTTCCCGTTCGGGCGCTTCCAATTACCTATCTGCTCGCATTCAGGCGCAGTGCCGCGATAGCACTGAAATAAATCAGCATCAAAATCCTGCTCAGCACGATCAACAGAGTAGTTTTCGCCCATGTAATCGTCGTAAGCGCAATCAACACGGGTAATGCGTGGGCTTTCAGCCTCATTAACCAGCCAATCATGCACGCGCCCTTCCCAACCGGCCTTTGCCGCCGTACACCCCGTGCCATTCAACATAATCAAGATGGTGTCGCGCTGGCCGCCAATACAGAGATAGCCCCATTTATCACCCAACTCATAGGCGTGATGATAGAAATTGCGGCCATTTGTGCACTTACTGGTAACACCGAAGCCCAGAAGTGACTCAATACGCATTGAAACCGCTAAAATGTAATCCTCAGGTGTTACGCAGTAATCCGCGTACTGATCCGCTGTCGATTTATGCACCGTGATATTGAGCCAATCTACAAAAGCATGATCGCCACCCCAGCCGCGACGTTGAGGAAATTCAACAATATCGCCCGTGTTGGTAACGACGAGTTTTAAAGGCTGCAAGTCCAAGTCGGAGGATTTGGAGATATCGCACTTCGTAGCAGTGACCCCCGTGTTACTAGGGGGGGTCTCAATCGGCTGCGCCTCAGCCGGCAGAGTCGGCAAGCCGCCTCCCGCCGTCTGATTCGCCGCCTCTGACTTCACCAAAAGCTTTTTACGGGCCAGACGTTGCACCGCCCCGCGCATGGCGCTAGGGTTTAATGAAAGATAGATAGCAATAGATTCGGAATTCAATTCGGCAAGGAATGCCAAGGATGGCGTATAGCCAGCAGCAAGAAAACGATCAACACAAGCACGACGATCAGCAGAGGCCAACAAGGTGGCATCAATCGCCGCGTAATCGTCAGCTTTAAGCGACGCACTAGCAGTAATTTCTGCGATATCTATTGAGAGTGCTTTCTTGCGTGCCATAATCAGAATCACACCTGTGAATAATTAAGGCCAATTTAAACTCACAGGTGTGATTCGTTCAAGGGATAAAAATGAATACGTTAATCGACATCATTAATGAAGCCAAAAAAGTACTGAACACAACTGAAGATAAAGAGCTTGCAAGAGTAATTGGAATTACACCTAGCACCATTAGCAACTGGCACAACCGAGGGTCAAGGCCAGACCTTTTTGCACTAATGCAGCTTTCAGATATTTTAAGAATTGATGCGCGCGAACTACTTGCAATTGTCGAAGCAGAACACGCAAAAAGTGAACAAAAGCAAGAGTATTGGGAAAAAATGAAGGAAAGATTTTCTAGCAGCAAGAAAGAATTGATCACCATTATTGCTTGTGGCTTTATCTTTTCAAGTGCGGATTGTAAGCTTGAGTTAGGGCAGAATAAAGCAATTTCTTACAAATATATGACACCCACAATGTATATTATGTAA